CAAAGATTACAGTCAAGCTAACACTTCACTGCAGAAAATCATCGAAACAAAGCTTAAAGAAAGGATTAAAACCTCCTTAGCTCAAAAAAAGTAACTAAAACAGATAAATAAATTATACCATGATTAAGAATATTCTCAACGAACAGTTCAAAGATCTGATTTCTGAGGAAACACTCAACACAATTGAAGAGGCGTTCCAGCAGGCAGTCGAAGAAAAATCAAAAGAAAAAATTCAACTTGAATCTGAAACTCTCAAGCAGAATTTAGATGAATCCTATACAGCTAAGTTAGAACAGCTTATAGAAAAAATTGATGAAGATCACTCTGCTAAACTTAAAAAGCTTGTAGAAGCAATTGACACAGATCATGCTGTTAAACTCCAGAAGCTCGTAAAAGGCATTGACAAAAAGCATACTGAAATGTTGCAGCAAGTGGTTGAGAAATACGAAACAGAATTACAGGAAAGCGCATTCTCTTTTCAAGACAGCCTTACTGAAGAAATTTCCAACTATCTTGATCTTTATATTGACAAGGCTCTTCCAAAAGATCAAATCTCTGAAGCTGTTCAGAATATCAAAGCGGCTAATCAACTTGCTCAGATTCGTCAAATTGTTGGCATTTCTGAAGAATTTATTGACAGTGAAGTTAAAGAAGCGTTGGTTGATGGCAAGAATACAATTGATTCTCTTCGTGGAGAACTCAATGAAGCCCTTAAACAAAATGCAGAACTTCATCAAAGAGCAAATAAAGCAGAATCTTCTATTATCTTAGAAAAGAGTACTGCTGATATGCCTTCTGCTAAAAGACAATTTGTGACCAAACTCCTAAAGAACAAAGCTCCTCAATATATTGAAGAAAATCTTCCTTATGTTGTAGCTATGTTTGAAAGAGAGTCACAAGAAGAGGTTGACGAGATTAAAGAATCAGTCAAGCAACAATTTACAAAAACTCCTCAAGTTGATCGTCAGATCATCGAGGAGAGTAAAGAAATTAACTATGAGATGGAACGCTCAGAGTCAAGTGATTCTGTTGCAGGATATCTAAACGAGATGAAAAATCTTAGCCGGTTTGCTAGATAAATTTTCTCTCACAAACATAACAAAACTATAAAAAACAAAAAAATATATGGCTAACTTAATGCACATTAACAAAGATTATGCTCAACAACTTGTTGAGAAATGGACCCCTGTGTTGGACTTTCAGTCTAACAAAGTTGCTCCAATTGAAAACGAAACAACTCGCTTAAACACTGCTATTCTCTTGGAAAACCAAGAAAAGTGGTGCTTGCGCGAAGGTAACAACCAAGCAGGTGGATCTAGCGGTGTTTTTGGCACCAGCCTTCAAGGTACAAATACAGTATCATCCGGAGACAATTATGCCGGCGGAGATGCTCGTTTGCCTAAGGTCCTCATTCCTATGATTCGTCGTACCTTCCCTGAACTCATTACAAATGAAATTGTTGGCGTTCAGCCAATGACAGGACCTGTTGGTCTTGCATTTGCAATGCGTTATAAGTACGAAGATTCCGCTCTTGGCTATTCTGCTGCTGGCGATGGAAATAATGGATCTGGTTCTGTTGGCGGAAACACATCTGTTTCTGGCGGCAAAGAACTTGGTTATAACTACCTCAACACAGCCTTCACAGGTGCTTCTTCTCAATTCCTCTCTGGAGGAGCTAATGGAGCTTTCAGCACTTTGGTTGAAGATTCTGGTGTTGGAGCTCTTATCAGCCAGTTTGAACTTAGCTCTAAGATTCCTCAGATTACTGCTTCTTTCGAGAAAACCGCTGTTGAAGCTCTAACCCGTAGGTTGGCAGCTAAGTGGTCTGTCGAACTCGAACAGGATCTTAAGAACATGAACGGCATTGATATCGATCAAGAGCTTACTAATGCAATGTCCTATGAGATCCAGGCTGAAATTGATCGTGAAATGATTGCACGTATGATTCAAGTCTGTCTCAATGCTGGAGCTGGCATTGGTTATTCTACTTGGTCTGCTATCTCTGCAGACGGTCGTTGGTCTGGAGAGCGTGCACGTGACTTCTACAATAGAATTGTTGTTGAAGCTAACCGCGTTGCTATCCGCAACCGTCGTGGTGCTGCTAACTTCATTATCGCAACTCCTCGTATTTGCGCTATCCTCGAAACCCTTCCTAACTTTACATGGATGCCTGTTAACGGTAACGTAAACACTCAACCAGTTGGTATTGCTAAGGTTGGTTCTGTTGGTGGTCGTTTCCAAATCTATCGCGATACTCGCACAGAAGCTCAGACAAACACCAATTATGATCAAGGTCAAAACAAAGGTGGTGGATACGGTTCCCCTCGTGCAGCAGTTGACTATGCATTGCTTGGTTACAAAGGTACTGAGTATTATGATTCTGGTATTGTATATTGCCCTTACATCCCTGTAATGGTACAGCGTACAATTGGTCCTAACGACTTCAGTCCTCGCGTTGGTTTGCTTACTCGTTATGGAGTAGTTGACCACATCTTCGGTGCATCATTGTACTACCATTTGGTAGTCTGCACTGGACTTGGAAACTCGTTTGTTCCTGGCCAAGCTGCAACATATCTCTAAGAGGTAGTTGCACGTTAC